TCTAAACTATAACGATACCATTTTCCTAGAAAACAAGTTTGCAACTCGTATTGTAAACGTAAACCCATTTGCTGTTGTAAACTGGATTGGACAGGTCGAATTAAACCCTGCCACAGATACATGGATTGAGACTAGAAGAACTTCCGCAACATATGACATTGAGGGTAGTTTCAACTCTACAATGGGAATTACTGGTGCAGACAGTAACACTGGTCTTTCACCTATCGATTGGGGAGCATGGGAAACAACTTGGACAGGATCTAGTTCAACATTTGGCCCTACAATCTACAGTGATACTAAAACAAAACTTACAAGTAGTTCTACTGTAAGAGGTAAGTATGTTTGTGGTAGAGGTATTCCTATTACTACAACTAAGAATTTCCTTGATACAAAGACTGATTTTAGAGAGCAAACAACTGTAACGACTACAAATCAAACAAGACAAGGTATTCAATTCCGTGTTGGTGAAAGATTTGATACTACAAGTCTAGGCGACAAAGTTGTAAACACAGAAGTTATCGCTACAATGAGATCTAGGAACATTGAATTTGTTACTAGAAGACTTAAGCCAAACACAAGATTGTATCCATTCTTCGATAGTATTGACATGTCGAAGTATGTTGTACCAAAACTTGTTGAAATTACAATGGTATCTGGTACATTTGGTGCTGGTGAAATTGTAGAAGGAAGTCGTCCTAATTCAAATAATGATGCTATCAGATTTAGATTGGCAAATCAGAATCACAAATATGGCCCATATAATAATCCTAGTCAGGTTTATAAACAGAATCCATATGAGCCAGCATCAACTATCTCATCAACATACTCATCAACCACTACAATTCTAAACGTTGATACAGCGTCATTAGAGTTGCAGTCTGCTTCTGGTTTCTACGGATACATTACCACTGGTATGAAGTTGATTGGTCAGTCTAGTGGTGCTATCGCAACTGTAACTGCAATTAGATTAATTACAGATAAATCAGGAACACTCATTGGATCACTATTCTTACCTGATCCTACTGTTCCATCTGCACCTACATTTAGCACAGGTACTAAGACATTTACATTATCATCTAGTTCTACCAACGCAACTATTTCAGGATTCACAGATAGTTCAGGTGAGGCAAACTTTACAGCTTCTGGTACATTACAGACTGTAGAGGCATCTACATTAAGAATGAGAAATGCTGATGTACAAAGAATACCTCAGTCTGCTGATAGAACTCTTACGGATACTGATACGAGATTAACAGTAGATCAAACATTTACAAATAGATCTACAACTCAAACAAGATGGGTTGACCCTCTTGCTCAATCATTTGAAGTTCCTGATATCAATGGAGTATTCCTTACTAAGTGTGATGTTTACTTCCAAGCAAAAGATACAAACCAATTACCAGTTACCTTACAGGTAAGAACATTGAAGATTGGTTTACCAACTCAAGAAATTTTGCCATTCGGTGAATGTATTCTTGACCCAGATGAAGTTGTTGTATCAGAAGATGGATCTGCAGCAACAACATTTACTTTCCCTGCACCTGTTTATTGTGAGGGTGGAGGAGAGTTTGCTTTAGTTCTTCTTTCTGCATCTAACGAATACTTCGTTTATATTTCTAGGATGGGTGAGGAAGATATTACTACAGTAAATGCTGCAGATTCTGAGAAGATAATTGTATCTCAACAACCTTTACTTGGTTCACTATTCAAATCACAGAACGGTGCTACATGGGATCCTAGTCAGTTAGAAGACTTGAAATTTGAGTTATACAGAGCGAACTTTACTCAATCAGAAGGTAGAGTTAATTTCTATAATCCAGATCTAGATGTTGGAAACAAACAGATTGCTTCTCTTGCACCAAACCCAATAGACATGCTTGCCAAGAGTGCTGTTATTGGATTAGGAAAGAGTTTGACATCCGCAGAACAAGCTGGATTGACCGAAGGAACAACAATATTCCAACAAGCAAATCCAAACTTTAGTGCAAACTTAACTAAAGTTCTAGGTGCTGTTGGTGTTGGTAGTGATCTTACTATCACTAGTGGTGGTAGTGGCTTCGCTGCTACATCTGTTGTTTATTCTGGTGTTCCTCTTATTTCAAAATTTGGTAAGGGATCAGGTGCAACTGTCAATCTAACTGTCTCAAACAGAGTAGCTATAGCTGCAACTGTGGCAATAGGTGGAACTGGTTATGCAGCTGGTGATGTATTGACTGTTGATTCATCTAACACAGGTGGATTTGGAAAAGATTTACTATTATCAATTCCAAACAACGTTGGTGTCATTAGCGCCTTCAATACTCTAGTTATTGATAATATACAAGGTGTGCCTAAAGTTGATTCCTCATCTGCCATTGTATACGTTGGTGGAGGTGGAACAAGTGTTGTAAATGGTGGTGCCATTAACTTCATCAACAATATTGCTGATGGATTACATTTCCGTGTAAGACATTCCAACCACGGTATGTACTCCAATACAGATATAGTTTCATTATCTGGAGTTGAGTCTGATATCAAACCAGAGAAGATTACATCTACTATAGATTCTTCCAGTACAGAAGATATTACAGTATCATCTATTGGCATCTTTACTTCTTTTGAAAATATAGAAGTCAATAATTCCAACCCAGGCTATGCCAAACTTGGAAATGAAATTATCAAATATACTGGTGTAACAACTACAACTTCGACCTTGAATAATATCACAAGGTCTATGGATGACACTAAAGCTGGTGATTACAATATTAACGATAAGATATTTAAGTATGAATTGAATGGTGTTTCTTTAAGAAGAATCAATGCTTCTCATAAATTTGAAGAAAGCAATCTATCACAATACCCAATAGATGTTGACCATTACTGGGTTAAAGTGGGTGTCTCAAGTCGTGGAGTTGACAGAGGAACTGGTAACGCAAGTGGATTCCCAGAGTTGTTCTTTAGTGAGACAAAATCTGGCGGAAGTTACGATCAACAATATGTTCAAGTTGGTGTACCATATGGCCCAATGGCAACACAGAATATACCATTCAATATTGTTAGACCTAATGTTGCTACACTACTTCCAGAAGGAACACAGATAGGTGCAAGAATTAGGACATTTAGTGGTAATAGTCCAGACGGAAATCTTCAAGCATTTGTAGATCAGGGATATGAAGAAATATCTCTTAATAGTAATAACTATCTAAGCACTCCAAGAATCATTGCTTCTAAACAGAATGAATTAGATAAGTTAGTTGATTTTGAAGGTAGAAAATCATTTACTCTTCAAACATTCTTGAAAACAGAAGATTCTAAAGTAAGTCCTATGATTGACTTGGATAGAGTCAACATGATTACTGTGATGGATAGAATCAACTCTAAGGTATCAGATTACGCAACAGATAGAAGAATAAATTCTATTGATCAAGATCCTAGTGCTGCGGTTTACTTATCTAAAGTTGTGAGTCTTGAGAAGGCAGCTGATGGATTAAAAGTTATGTTTGATGCTTACAGACACTCTACTAATGATATTAGAGTTATGTACAGAATATTCAGAATTGATGCTCCACCACAGTATCAGTTATTTGAACTATTCCCTGGCTTTGATAATCTAGATTCTGAGGGCAGAGTTATAGATGCAGCAAAAAATAGTGGTAGACCAGACAGAAGAGTTCTATCATCTGCGACTGCTGAAGATTATAAGGAATATGAATTTAACGCTTCTAACCTTCCACAGTTCAACGGATTCCAAATTAAAATTATAATGTCAGGAACTAACTTTGCTTATGTTCCTAAGATCCGTGACTTGAGAGCAATAGCATCTATCTAATGAACAAAATAAAAGTAAAGGATAGTGGATCTCTTTATAGAGATGAAGAATCAGGTGCAATATTGAATTGTTCTGATTCCGAATATAATAGTTACCTTAAGTTGAAAGAAAAAAAGATGAAAGAGGTAAGTGAAATGGATAAACTAAAAGATGATGTTGATGAACTTAAAGATATGACGAAACTAATTTTAAGCAAATTAGATAAATAACTAAAACCTCCCTTTGACAGATGACAGCAAGGAACATCAATTTAGTTTTAGATCAAGGTGTGGATTTTGAAGCAACTTTCACCATCAGAAATGAAGATGCAAGTTCTTTAAATTTGACTGGCTACACTGGAGAAGCTAAGATAAGGAAGCACCCTGCTGCCACAAAATATAATTCTTTTATCGTATCATTCCCCAACAGAGTGAGTGGACAGATAAAAGTTGCATTGGCTAGTACAACAACGGCTACCATAGAAGGAGGGAGATATGTGTATGATCTAGTTCTTACGTCGCCCAACTCGTATAAAACTAGACCAATACAAGGAAATGTGTTAGTAATTCCAGGCGTAACATAATGGCAGATTACTTAGTAACCCTTAACGAACCTGGCAAATACAATGTCGGTGTAGACTATGAGATTCCCTCAAAGTCTATCCAGTATGGTAATATCATAATCGGAAAAAGTCCAGCTCAAGATGGAACTGAGACTACATTTTCCTTAACTGATCAAGGAGCTCCATATAGTCCTAACAATAATCAACAACTTATTGTTACTAAGAATGGCCTATTTCTAGATCCATCAAGTGATTATAATATTTCTGGTGATCAAGTTGTTTTTACAACTCCTCCAGCAATAAGCGATGACATAGTAATGATTGCTCTTGCTGCAGCTGCAGATTTAACAAGAACAGTAAACTATGTTATTGATAGTGGCAGTCTACCAATGCAAACTGGAGACAAAGGTAAACTTACGATAGATGTTACTGGAGTCATAGAGAATATAAGAGTTTTAGCAGATCAAACTGGTGATATAGTTCTCGATATTGGTAAAGCCTCATTTGCAGACTATCCCAATTTTAATAGTATAACTGCTGGGCAAAGAGTTCAACTTACGAATACTAATAAATACTTTGATGATGTCCTAAATAATTGGACGACTACGATTACAGCGGGAGATATCCTCCGATTTGACGTAATCAGTGTGAATCAGATTAGAAGATTACTAATCTCTTTAAAATTAAAATTATAAATAACAATAGTTCTTAACGTTCTAGACCCCTAGAGGTAGTTTTTCAATGGCATTACTCGTTCCTAATATTGGTGAAATTGAGTCGCTACGTTATCTGATTGCTCAGAATAACTTTGTCGCAGATTTAGAAGATACATCACCGCGAAATCTTGTGTTAAAACTTTTCACAAGTAACACAACTCCTGCCGAGGGAGATGTTCCGTCTGCAACTGCGTACTTTGAACCCTATATTGACGGAAACGTTAACGGTTACGGTACTACTGCAAATACTGGTTATCCTGTTTGTGTAAACAACAGAGCTGATCAGGATTATAACCAGCAGTATGGTATCTTGTTAAACGGATCTAGATGGGTAATTAAGAACGTTGGTAGTGGAACAACTGCTACATATCCAGAACAGACTTTCACTTTCACTGGCCCTGCTGGTAATATCTACGGATATTATGTAACTAGAGCAAATAACATGCCTGTCGCAGTACAGGGTGTTGTACACGGTGCAAGCGTTGGTATTGGAACTACAGTTACTAAGGGTAACAACACAGACCCATGTATCGGTATTGTTGGTAACTCTTACATCACCATTGACCCACAGGTTAGCATTGATGATCTAACACTTGGTCAATTCGTTGCTGGTAACGCTGGTGTTGCTACAGGAACGAAGA